TATTCCGTCAAGGACCCATAGCCCCACTCCGGACCGTGCTTCTCATAGGCTTCCTTGGCTTCATCTTTGGACTTGAAGCCGACCATGCACTTGTCTTCGTCATGCGAACCGTCGCGCTTGCGCTGGTGCACCACGTAGACGTGCTCGAAGGTACCGTCCTCCTTCAGATAGACGTCGACCGTCTCATCATCATCACCGCGAGTCTTGGGAACGTGACCATAACAAACCGTCATGGTCTTCTCCCACTTCTTCCCTTCAGGAGAAGTGCCTGAACGCACGTCGCCGGGCTCGAGCTCAATCTTCATGAGCAGGCCGTTGACGGTTTTCTGGCGTTTCACCGCACCAGCAAGTTTGATAAGCACCTCTTCCGCGTGCTTCCCGCTCGGGTCGATGTAAATGTACTGCGAATCGATCTTGACGATTTTACCCGCCGACGGAGCAACGGGCACTGTGAGCTTGCCAAAGAGATGTTCGAAGGACGTGTGCTCTACGTGCCCATCCTTATGCACCACCTGCGCTCCGGACTGTACGAGCGGCACCTCACGTTCGCGCAGGGGCAGCGCTTGAGTCTGCATCTTGGAGCCCATGGTAATACGATTACCCTGGCTCGACTCAATAAAAGGAACAAGATTTGTTGTTGGAGAGAAAAGTTGTCCGGGTGTGATAAGCTCGTATTCAACTTCTTTGATGTCAACGTGTTGCACCTTACCGTTCTTCATCACCGCAACCATCCCGGTTTTGGGCTGGTTTGGAAACAGGATGACCGACCTGGAGATTGTTCTAACAGGAACCGGCTCGGTCTTACCCGTCTTACGGTTCTTCAGAATGGCAAAGAGGTTTCCTTTCTCATCACGATGCGTTTCCATCGCGGCACGGATATCGATACCGGCGTTGAACGAATTACCGGTCCACAACGGAACAGCACCATTTCGCCGGATGTAAAGCATTCCGCCAGGAACTTCAGCGCAGTAAACCATGCCATCGTAGTCTACTGTGTAATAGTGGCCTTTATCCTTGAAAGCTGCTTTTTCGTCGGCCTGAATACACCGTATTTCGTATACCGGACAATACGTATCAGAGCGTTTATCCACGTAACACGCTGTGCGTGTAGGCTTTCCTAGTGTGACAGATAGACGGTCAAAATCTTTAGCTAGCTGAAGACTAGTTGTGCAAAGTATTTCTTGGTACTGTGCTTTACCCGTAACTCGCGTCTGTACACCGTAACGACCGTCCCCCTTAAGAAGCGCTTCCCATAGAGCTCGACGTGCGGACAGCGGGGCCGCAAATAAATACTCCGGGATGTACTTAGTGTCACTTTTTCCAAATTGCGCTACGTATTCCGTAAGTTGTCGTGAATTAATGATGTAACAGTCTTTTTTGCCGGTCTGAGTATACTTGATTCCCATCCGGCTAAACAACGCTTCGAGTTCTTCACAGTTATCTGCGTTAACCGTTTCACTTTGGGAGATCTGCACTTGGTACTGTGGTCGATTTTCATCGAGAGTAAAAGACCCTTCGCTGAGATACCATCCCATAAAAGCGGCCCAATCTCGAATATCAAATCGCTTAGCCAGTTCATGATTACCGCTACGTCGTTCTGCTGCGGCTAACACAAAACTAGCGAGGGCATTTTCACCCTCATACGCTTCATGTCGTGGCGTAAATTTTCTGGCACGGCCGTGCATAGTTTCTGCGAGTTCCATCCGATACGGCAAATTGCATGTTGCGGGTGCTGTCCACACCCGGTGATTTGGGGTGACTAAGTATTCGATGGGTGCTTTGGTTCCAGTCTTAACACCGTACATTTTTCCACGGTAATGCCGCGCGAAGAGGTGCTTGGGACGGTGAAACTCAAGCTCCCCGTCAAGATTGCACGCCAGTAAATCGGTTATTTCTACATCGCGAAACTTCTTCCAACCTCTAAAGGTAAAGACCTCGGTTTCTTTATCTACGCATTCCGGCGTGCGGGAGCTATCCATGATACCCAGATGCGTCGGATGCAGCTGCCGAGCCTCGAGCGGAACAGCGCGGTCCGAGGAGATACCGCCTTCACCAAGCGACGTTACCTTCATCGCTTGGTCCACCATTTCCATCGGATTGATCTGCGTAGGAATAGCCGAAAGCTGCGAACCAGTCAGGAAGCCCTTGATGCCTGACGTGAACGGTGCTGTCGGGAGAATATCACGTAACGCTGTTTTGTTGGTGGAGCGAAGCTTCACCTTCATCGCCAGAGCACGGGCGTCAAGCTGAATGCGCTCCTTGACGAAGTCGTCCACGCTGTGGAAGGTCTTGTAGGCCAGTGAGTCTCGATCATCTACGTCGTCAGAGCTCTTGTAAATACCGAGCAGCTTCTTCGACGCATCCAACAGGGCGTGCGGAGTTACCTTAGCGTGAGCGTAACCAAGCGTATCTTGGTTTACGTCAGGATCCATCACGGTCAGGTCGTAGGCACCTTTGATGGCATCAAGCCGGGCGTCGTGTGTAGTGGCGACTTGTTTGGCTGGGTGGATGAGCTTCTTGTAGAGCTTCTCCACCATTGTCTCGTGCTTCTTATCAAAAGCGATACGATTGTTCTCGGCTACCTCGCTACCCCAGGCACTGGCGATATCCGGGTGGGGAACCCCTAGCTGCCGGAGAATCGGGTAGAGTGGGATGGTAGTGGAGGCGTACTCCATCAGCGGGTGACCCTTAACCGGGTCAAGGCTCAGCCGGAAGTTTGATCCCTTAGCGAGGTTGAATGCTGCTTCCAGCTCCTCGTTAGCCCGCTTACGTGCGTATACGCCAGGCTTCATGCGGACCTGATTCGCTACGCCGTATTCGTTACCCGCGACAACGAACGTATGCCTGCCGGTCATGTACGGCAGGTGCAGGAGGGTGAAGTTCTTTACCCGTTCGATCTCTTTACCTGAGGCGTCCTTCAGAACCACAGTACCCTTGATAGGCTCCTGGAGCGAGGTGCCCTCCATGATAGCGCGCTTCTGTTCCTCGGGACCAAAGTCCTGCTTTACGACGCGAAGGTCGGACAGCTCAATAGTCTGGTCGCGGACCTTCAGAGGGAAAGACGCCTGCAGTCCCTCGAGTGCTTTAGCGCGGATTGCCTCTCGACGAGTAGGCGCGTCCGTCAAAATTGGAGTGGTGGCCACACCGTAAGTATAGCGGAAAATTGGTATAAGTCTATGTCCCAGAGCTTTTGAGCTGGAACTGCGAAGTGCGCGTTGTTTTTAGTGCTTGTGCCATCCCAAAGAGGGGGTCCCCATGGACGAAGTGAACGTAGTGATGCCCGTGCCGTTACTCCGTTTGTGCTTTCTGCGTGTGGTCGAGGGTGTTCCGGAAACAGCGTTAAATCAGCTGGCTGAAAAGGGGAAGCACGTCACCGAGGATGAGTTGATGGGCGTTGCCCAGTGGGTCCGTCAGGAGTCGGCGGAAGAGTGTTTCTTCTGCATGACCCCGAACCATCACAAGACGGGCTGGAAGGACAAGCCGTGGACCGAGCTGGCCAACGAGCTGTGTCCGTGTCTTACGCAGTACATGGGAACCAGGCGGACGCATTATCCCTCCTGGGAAAAGAACATTCCAAACATCGTGCAGCGCGTGCACGCCGGTACGTTGCCGGCCACCGCACCGCTGTACACTGACCTTTGCACCGAGTGCAAGAAGCCGTTCACCGTGACCGCCCAGAACGCCGTCGTCGGAGGGGCCACGACCAAGAAGGTCGTCGGATGGACTCGCTGCTACGCCTGCGCAGCGAAGTACCGTCACAAGAGGGCGAAGCAGGTCATCGCTACGCCGGTAGCGCCAGGCGTTCCCACCATCGCTGTCCGCAGGGCTCCTCGAGTCGCTCCGGACACCACCAAGCTCCTGGCGGAGCAGCAGGAACTGCTTCGCCAGAAGAAAGGAGCAGTATGAACATCCGTCACGTAAGCATCATCATCTGGAAGTGATCAAGTAGGGAGCTGGGGCCCGGGGTAAAACCCGGGCCTTACTCTTCTACGTCTTCAGAGGTCTGTGTTGCTACGTCTCGCTCGAGCTGTTTCTTTTGTGCCCGGAGCTTCTTGTAGTTGATTTTTTGCTCGTAGTATTTTAACGACACGACGATGGTACCGTCGCGCATGACGGTCTCTTGCTCAGAGCCGAGAACAAGCTGCCCTGCCAACCCCTTGTCTACGATTTCTTTGTAGTCGTTCACCTGGGTGTGGGGGCAGGTCAAATCACCCTCATCGTCCGGGAGATCTAGCTTTCCGTTGGCCAGAGCATTTGCGCAGCGGTTGCACTTATCCCACGGGCGATAGACCAGAAAAACTTTTCGATGTGACGCATAATCAACCGCAGTCGCACCGTCAATGCCCATTTCTTTTGACGAATCGATCGTGCGGTAGCCACGAACTTTCGCCATAGGGAAACCATCCGGTAAATCTTTTCCATCACCACTCTGTCCAGGTGTTTTAGCCGCTGCATTGAGGGCCGTGATAAAGTCATTACCGTCAGGAGTATTTTGGGGCATGAGTTATTAGACCGGCGGGGGCAGAGACTGTGCTGCCTGGTTTACCTGCTGACGATGCATATCCTCGAGACGCTGGATAACACAGCTGTACATCACAAAGTCATCTACCTGCAACTGATGTAGTTGCGAACGGCGCTGACCATCGTCTACGCCCATCAGCTGGCTGGCGAGCTCGTCGGCCTTAGCCATGACCTGCTGAGGATCGTACTGCGTGCCTTGGGCACCAGCGATTTGCTGCTGCACCTGTTGCGAGAGAGTGTTCTGCATCTTCTGCGACTCGCGCTCAACTTCCTGCTTGAAGCGAAGTTCGTCGATCGCTTCTTGTTTTCGCTTCTCGCGCTCTTCGGTAAGGTCGAGACCAAGACGGTCAGCGAGTGTGGTGAGCGACGCAATCTGCGGCATGCCGTTGGCACCGGTAGCCATGCTGATGATGAGGTTCTTGGTCTCAGTGTCATCTACTAGCGCAAGCGGGGTAAGCTTTACATCGATACGCTCCCACCCAAGGAAAGCCGCGAACTGGTCAGAGTACCACTGCAGCAAGTTGTTCATGTCATCGGTGTGACCCTGCAGCTGGTTCTCGATCATACGCAGGGTACCTTCCATCCCTGCTTTGGTAAGGCCGCCGAAAAG